ACATGGACAAGGGATAAAATGATGCGTCTCTTATTTATGAATGGTCGTCACTGGAAAATAATGTTGATCATTACTATGCAGTATCCATTGGGTATACCACCGAATTTGCGTACAAACATCGATTATGTATTTATATTAAGAGAACCTTATTTGACAAATCGTAAAAGAATATGGGAAAATTATGCAAGTATGTTTCCAACTATGGAGTCGTTTTGTGCAGTAATGGACCAAACAACCGAAAACTACGAATGTTTAGTCATCAATAACAATGCAAAATCCAATAAACTAAACGACCAAATATTTTGGTACAAGGCAGAAGGTCACCCAGACTTCAAATTGGGTTCTAAGGAATTTTGGGAAATATCGAAAAATATGGGTTCAGATGACGAAGACGAAGCTTATGATCCTAGTAAAGCGAAGAAACGCCAGGGTCCAGCCATTAATGTAAAAAAAAACAAATGGTAATAATATATTGTATACAATCTATATACAATATATCATGATATTGAAACGTATAGTATTATTGAATGGTATTTATGATATTTTATGTGCTATTTCTATTTTGAAAATAATACATATCCCAATATTATCAGAATTGCATTTGTCTATGATAAAAAAATATGATAGAAATCCGTTGTTTGAACGTTTTTTTGCATATTGGATATTTACATATGGTATAATACGAATATTTGGTAATAATTTGTTGATATCGTTATCTTATTTTGTTGAAGCAGTATTTTTATTGAATGAATATATGAATAATATATTAGTAACCGATAAAGCGTTATTTGTTATTGTTAGTTCTATTATATTAGGTATATTGGTGTTTTATACACGAAATACATGAATATTACGGGTTCTATTATTTTCAATAATAGTAACATCGTCGTCTTCGCTAGTACTTTCACTTTCATCGTCACTATCATTGACTTCATTATTATTATCGCCCACAATTATATGTGAGACATCATAGTTTTTATTATAGTTTTTTTTCTGAAATTGAATATGATTAGTATTCATAGATGCATTTGTATTTTCTTGATTTTTATTAGCAATGCATTTGCGACCGAAAATAGGATTAAAATTATAAAAATCTTTTAATTTTGTATATAATTCATTTTTTGCCATTATTCGTGTATTCAGATCAATTGAGTAATTCTGTTTATAAAATAATTCCAGATAGGGTCTGAATATTTCTATCAATTTATCTCTTGGAAATTCCGCATCTATTTTGATCTTTTTAGTATATTTATTTTGTTTTAACATGTAGATTATTTCAGATTTTGTTTCTTTTGCCGATAAATTATGTAAATATTGTTTCAAATGAACTTTTTGTATCATTACTTCGTTTTCCTCTTGAAATTTTGATAAATTAAAATTACTCAAAAAATATAGATGAAATAACGTAGGAATGACAAAATCACTCTTTTTCATAAAAAAATATATATTATATAACACCGATTTTTCAAAAGGCATATTATTATAAGGATTTTTTATAGGTAATGGATGAGAAAAATGGTATGGTGAGTTTGATAAGGATGTATCTATGAGTCTTTTCAAATCAAATAATGTAAACAAATATTTTTGATTATTTTGTAATATAGTCATAGTTGTAGGTGAGCTCTTTATATTAGATAATGAAAGATCAGTGTCAATAGCTATATGTGCTCTTTTATATTTGTATCGATATACTAATCTATTTAATACGTGATATTTTTTTTGTACTTCGTAAAATATGTTATATATCATTTGTTTTACTGAATCATCATAAAATATATTGTCACGTATTGAACTTAGAAAGTTAAATTTAGTTTTTGTATTATAAAACGGTGTCAATAATAAAATATTGAATGTTATTATAATCAATTTATCACAACAATTCAAATCCGGTTTTTTGAGTTCATAATTGTATGTTTTTTCTGTTAGATCAAAGTGACATTGTACATTATTTTCTAGATTTGACATATTGTATAATTCATTTGTTTTAGCGAATTGTTTGTGAAGTAGTTGTAAAAATGTGTTCATTATTCTATCCGCTCGATGACGTATACTTATCTTTTAACAGCGGATTGTTTTTAAATTGTTATAATTATTATAAAATACAGATTGAAAAATATTTTGTTATATTATAAAATGAATAAAACAAAAAAAATAATAAAAAAAAATAAAAACCGAACAATCAAAAAATGTTTTGATAATTTGGTGAAACCAAGAATGGAAAATTATAATAAACTGAAAAAAGAAATGTATGACGAACGTGAAAAAGAATATAATAAAATTTTGAAAAAAAAAGACTTACTGAAAGAAGTTAGAGATGACGCTATAAAAAGTTTGAAAAGAATCAAAAAAGAAAGAAAATCAAAAAAAGGATCGAAAATTCAAGAAAAAACTGATATGAATATTTTTTGTAATCCAGGTTGTAAGGGTACTATTCTTGAACCTGGTAATAAATTACCAAGTGAAATTTATAAAAAATATAAAGATGTAAAAGGAATGATTGAAATTTTAAAAGAAGACAGAAAAAATTTATTTGGAAACAAAACTGATGTATTGATTGATAATTTTTATGAAAAAGCTCCTAAAAATTTTGTAGACAAAATTAAAAAAAAAAGTGGTATTTCTCTATGTGGACCTATAGACAAATTTTATTGGTAAACTATTCAGAATCATCCGCCTTTTCATTTGATTTCTTGGCATCATTTTCCATGATATTTTTTATTAATAATTCATTACGTAACTGAGTTGTTTCTACGTCTTCGACCTCACGTTCCTCGAAATTAACTGTTTCTTTGACACCAACTAAATTACCTTCTTCATCCATGGTTTGTGTTAAAACATTACCACTCTTCTTTGCTTTTTCGACGTTCTCCATAATGGCCTTCTTTTTTGTTTCACGAACACGTTCTTCAAATTCCTTTCGAGCCATCTCTTCATTCTTCAGTTTTTCCTTATGAAGTGCATTGAGTTCTTCTTCTAAGTGTTCTACACGACCGGTTTTGTAAGCATCCGGATCCCAAGGAACCCATATACCTACCGGACCTACAAAAATATCATGATTAGGGTCTTGTTCACGTAGTTTTTTACATTTCATTTCAGCCTCTTCTTGAGTTGGGAATGATCCACGGATTTTCAAACCACGAACTGATGTTTGGAATGAATGTTCGCGATTGAATTGTTCATTTAATTTTTCTTCTTGTTTATCCATAAAATTTTTGTAATCGTCTTCGATGCCACTTTTTTTCAGTTTGTCGGTTTCTTCTTTTACAAAGTCATTGAAATCATCAATAAGAGTCTCTACTTTGAGGTTGTATTTGTATGCAATAAAATGGACAAAGTCGAAGTATCTTTCCATAGATTTAGAAAATTCCCATTGTTTAATAAATTGATCAAACAAATAGACCTCGCGCTTTTTAAGAGTCTTTTCTGGCGACACAAAAGAAATACATGCGAATTTTTGTCCTGCGATAGGTGGATCTTCATCACACAAATCGATATATTTAGGATTTTGTTTACCGTTTGGAAGAATTTTTTTTTCAAAACTCATTTTTATAATTTCATTGTATTTTTTTGTTTAAGTAATTTGCTATCAATATTAATATTTGTTTTATTTAGGAATTATTTTGTTGTTATATAATATATTAATAGAATGTCAGGAATGTTCGATTTAACCGAGCTTATTAAGCGCGCTATCAAATATTTAATCGAAGGTTTAGTTGTTGCAGTTGTTGCCACAATTGTTCCTCGTAAACCATTAAACGTTGAAGAAATTGTTATTATTGCACTAACTGCTGCTGCAGCATTCAGTATCCTTGATGTATTTATTCCATCAATGGGTGCTTCAGCAAGAAATGGTGCCGGTCTTGGTCTAGGTTTAAATCTAGTAAAATTCCCTATGTAAATAATATAAAACAATAAATACATTTTTCATTATATAAAAGATATAATGAAAACCATAGATTATACAATGAAAAATCTAAATGTAGAAACACTACAAAATCCAGGATTGTATAAAACTATTTATGCAAATGAATTGACTATTAACGATATTGGTAAAAAAGTGTATTTAATACACCGTTATGGCATTAGTTGTAGAAAAATAACCAAAGTATCTGATAGACATTTTATACATTCGGCATTAGACAATTCTAATAAAGCCGAATCTCTTATATCATATTTTGTGTTTCCTATGTATATGAATACTAGTCGAGATAAATTATTTGATACATCCATCCGTATAATTTTAGATAATGCTGCTGGAAATAACAAACTAGATTCTGTAATGGAATTTTTCAATAATCGATATTTGGTATCATATACTAGTAGTTTTTTGGAGTGATGTTTTTACGTTTAATATTTAGGAATATTTTATTTTGATAATATAAAAATGGATAATCGGGATGAAAAAATCGCAGCTTTAGAAGGTGAAATTAAAATACTGAAAAATAAATTAGAAAAATATACAAATAATGAAAGACATCGTAAATATTATGAAAAAAATAAAGAACGTGTCAAAGAAAATGCAAAACAATATTTGAATCGTCTTAAAGAGGAGAACCCTGATAAACTAAAAGAATATAGACATCGTGCTTATATGAAACGTAAAGAGAAGATCAACGAAAGTGATCAATAAAAATATTATTCAAACGCAATAATATTTTTTACACAGTAGGGCAAAATTCCCAATCTAAATCATTACATACTTTTTTCCATATCATATCCTGTTCTAATTGTTTTTCGCGATCTTTCATCATAGGAATATACGGTAAATACTGTGTTTGATCTAATAAAACACATAATTGATATAGCGTATAAGTATAATTGAAAAAATTCGTACGATTAGCTGGACAATGCACTGCCCAGGGTTTTTGGATCTCAATAAAAAGTACACATAAGGTCTCATGTAGCTCTTCGTTCATAATGGGTGGTTTAATTCCAAAAAGCGAATTAATATATTGAATATGCTCAAAGTATTTATTGAGACCCAACTTACGTAAGATCTCACGCATTTTGTCATAATTTATCAAGGACATATCTTGGATACGCTCTTTTTTGATACGGGCTTTGATCGCATCAATGACTTCTTTTGGTATTTGTGTCGTCTCTTTGGCTTGGAATTGTGAAAGAATCTCTTTGAAATGGTTAAGACGGATATATGCAGTATAGGATACTTCATTGGGTGGCTCTTTGTTAGTGGGTTTTGAACTATCGATAATATAAGTAATAAATTTACCACATCCTTGGTTATTACATATTAGGATGCCTTCTTCGTCTTGTGGTATGAGTTCTCCTTTATGACATATTTCACATACGTCACTAGTAATTACAAAGTCTTGTATGTTGGTTATTTCATTGTTGACGTTACGCCAGTAGTTTTGATAGGTTTTTTTTGATTGTGAATATTTATCACTATTAGGGTTGGATGAATCGGGATTTGATGTATTTGATCGAATCTTAAAAAAGGAATTGAGAACATTGGTGTTTTGATTAGTAGTATTTGACGAAGTTGATATCTGTTTTTTTTGTTCGAAATAATCGAAAATGTATTTAGAGTTGTCCAATAAATACATTTTTTTTTGGGATTTTAGGGAGCGTATTTGAGAACGTATGTCGGTGATCTTATCGCGGATATCCATATATTCGTCGATTTGATTGTCTTTCAGTGTTGGAATAATTGATTTTAGGCGTGTTTTTTCGGATTGTAGGTTAGGAATTATAGTTGTTTCTATTTCATGGAAATGATTTAGCATTTCAGTATGTTTTTCATCGATGGTATTGGATGTCGATTTTGATGGCTGTACCGTTTTTGAGTTAGTAGCGGACATAGTATTGTTTTTAGATGGGGTTTTATAGATATTAATAGTTTGTGTTTTTTATGTGAGTTTTTTGATAAATTATGTTAAGATTGGGGGTTTTATCAATAAAAATAGAAAAAATGCAGTAAAATATAATATTTATACCCGTCATGATTTCAATAGTGTCCCATTTAAATTCTTCAACTGTGTAAATACAATGATTTTTTGAATTCTAATTGAATTGTTATTTTAATTTGTTCCTATATTTTTTTGAATATCTTTTCTTTCTGGAGTGAGTTTTTTGGGTGTGTTTGTTTCTGTGTTTGTTTCGATGAAGTTTTTTGGTCTGTTTTGAAGGTTTTCTTTTCGAACCACTTTTTTTTGAGCCTCCGTTTTTACCAATATATCCAATGATTTTTTCAATAGGTTTATTTATACTATTATTGCGCCGGTTTTCTTCAATCCATTCATTATATTGTTGTTCAATATTTTTTTTATTCTCATCTTTCTCAATTTCAATTGAATTAAACAATACATTACTGTATGTATCAAAATCAAAAATTTCAATACCATCACAATATCTTTTTAGTGCAATATAACTTTCTTCTATTATTTCATTATTCAACTTTTGAATGTCATATTTTGAACGTTTTGAAAATTCTGTTAATGGTATTCTATCTGAAATTTTTGCATTGGGTTCTCTTTCGTCTATTTCAGAAACTTTTAACAATGATGCATATGTCAAATTTATAATTAATTCAATACTTAATGGAATAATAAGTTTTTTGGTTGCGTTTTCCGATATATATTTTATTTTTCTATCTCCTTCTTCATTAAAAAATTTAACGATATTTTTAATTGTCTTGTCATCTGTATTTGTTGCTAAGTTCACTGTAACTAATTTACTATCTACATCATATTTTGGTATAGGATTTAATTTACTTATAAATGTATAAAAATTATGTTTCAAATTATTGAAATCTTTTAGTACATTAAAAGCAAAACCTATTATATTAAGTTCTTTTTCATTATTATCTTCTTGTATCAATTTTGATATTATATTATTAACTTCTATTACTAGTATTTGTTCTTCTGGATTATATATCAGTTTTTTTCTGTATTCTTTTATATATTCTAAAACAATTGAATCATAATATGTATTAATATCAAAATTTAATTTTAAATTTTTTATATTATAATCTATAATTTGATTGATATTTTTATTACCAAAGTATGCAGAAGACATTTGAAATTCAATATATTGAGAAGACATTTGGTCTTCAATAAGTGTTTTAATAGTATCATCAATTAGTTGATTATTATTTTTACTTCTTATTTTTTTTTCTAAATCAAACAATTCAATATTTTTTTTCATTTTAGTAACTATAGCTTCGCCGTTTGTAAATCTATGACCTTGACGATATAATTCTGAATGTTCATTAATTTTTTTTGTTATTTCTCTAGTTGTACCAGTTAAGTATTCGAATGTTAATATATCATGAATAACTTTTATATTTTCAGTTAAAGATAACGGTATAAATTCATCACTTTCTTCAATAAGTTCTGATAATTCTAATGCCATATTAGGTACATCGGGTAATTTGAACAATAAAGTTATTAAATCCTTATTAATACCATCAGCTTCAGACGATTTCTTCTCTTTAAGTAATTTTTTTTTAATTTTTATTAAATTATTAATTTCTTTAACAGTATTTTTAGATTTTTCAAATTCACTTTTTTTATATATCCAAATATTCGAATAATTTTTAATAAATTCGTATTGTATATATTTCCATAAATCTTCCGTTTTCAAAATGTCTTTTCTAAAAATATTTTCTTTGAAAAAATCATCTGTATTTTTTAAATTAGTTTGAATAATAGTTAATGAATTATTATTATCAAGATCCATATTACTATCATCATCATGATCATCATCATTAATTTCAAAATATTTTTTAAGTAATTTAAAATAATAAAGTTTTTCTTTTAATAATTTATTGTCACTTCCTACAGTTGGCATATCTAGATATTTGAATCCTTTTTTTATTTTTACAAAAGTTGGAAAACAGTAATCTATTTTTTTTGCCAAATATTCTAATATACCTACATAAGGTACATAACTATCTATTGTAAATAATGCATGTAAATGTTTAGGTTCAAACTGTAATGCATTCGATGCCGATGGTGACATACAATTGTTTTGTACCCGTTCAATTACAAGTTTATCACATAGAGTTTTAATACACTCTGAAAATACCATAATTAATTCACGCATTTCTTTATCAAGGTTTTCTAGTATATGTTCTTGACCATTTATTTTTAGGTTTGTTATTGTTATAGTACTATCTTCTATAGTACTATTTTCTAAGATACATTGTTCATCATCATCATCATCATCATCTTTTCCTCTTTTTGCGGCCGTTATTATATTTTGTGTAAAAACTTCTAAACTTTCTTTTTTTTTTTTTAATAATCTTTGGTTTAATATTTTGTCGTTATATTTAATACGTAATACATTATCTAAAGTAGCTCGTGAGCCAATATTGTATGTAACAGTTATTACGCGTCTTTTTTCATCAACATAATCAACATAATTTACAACAAATTTAGCACCTTTATCTCCATTTTCATTTAATGAATTTGGATAAACAGTTACATCGAATAATCCAGCTACATTTTGTGTCCAAAATTTAGGATAATATGTTGGCATATTTATTGGTATTTGTTTACAACCATCTAGTACACTATAATTATTCGCAGAAATTTTATAACCTATAGGAGACCCTTTACCTGATTCTCTAAACCAATTAAAAAATTCATTTTTATTTTTGAAATAATCATTATAATCTTTGTCTTTTAATAATACTTCGTATTCCGGAAGTTCAGGTATATTTAAATTTAATTCCTTTAGTTTTTTAATAAGATCTTTGAATAATTCGTACTGTATTACATAGGATTTATCTACTCTAATATTATTGCTATCACTGCAAAGATTAATAAAAAGTGTTTGAAATTCTTCTAATGTTTCATCAGGAAATTTTGCTTTATTATATCCAATAAGTTTAAAAAAAAAATCATTACAAATTTTAAAATCATGTACCATATCAATAAAATCTGAAAATAATCTATATTTATTTATTATTTTTTCATATGTATTTCTTTCTTGATTATTTAAAGTATCGATTTGGTCTTTTAATGATGGAGAAGTAAGCCCCATGATATCTATTTTTTCAATATCGTTTCTATAATTTTCTAAATTAAATTTGAATGATGTAGAATTATTGTTATCAATATAATCAATAACACTTGAGTCAATGCTTCTGTTTTTTTCTCTATTATTTTTATCAATATATTTTAATAATTTTTTTTTTAAAATTTCAGTATTATCAGCATTTTTATTGGCATTTAATATGTTTGACATATAATTTTCAGTATCATCATCATCATAACTATCATTACCATCATCATCATCATAACTATCATTACCATCATCATCATCATAACTATCATTACCATCATCATCATCATAACTATCATTACCATCATCATCATCATAACTATCATCATAAGCACTATTTTTGGGATATAATATCTTTGATTTGGGATATAATATCTTTGACATATAATATATATATATATATATTATAAATTTTTATAAATCATACTAAATTGGAGTAAATTATTATTATTGATAATATTATTGTTGACTAATAGTGATAATAATAAAAAACGAAATCGTAAAACCCACAAAAAGTCAATATCCAAAAAATATATAAAAACAAAATGAACAAAGAACCATTAATAAACAATCCATTTCCATCCAATATCCAACTAAATAAAAAGTCGTTCCAAAAAATGGTTTTTATCCAAAACGCCCTCGACCAAGGTTGGACAATCAAAAAATCCGATGACTCCTATATTTTCACAAAAAAACACGAGAACCGTCGTGAAATTTTCCAAGAAAATTATTTAGAAACATTTTTAATATCTAATTTCTCCAAAGACATATTGGATTCCAAAAATTCCTAATTACAAAAAATCTCTACATATATTAATAACAATATCAATATATGTTAGAACCACAAGTAATCGGTGAAGGTTCATATGGTTGTGTTCATAAACCCAGTCTCACATGTAAAAATAAGCCTAAATTATCATACAAAAACAAAGTATCAAAAGTTTTACTCAAATCAGCAGCCAAAGATGAACTCAAAGAATATAAAAATCTAAAAGATGCCGACAAAAAACGCGAATTTTATTTGGGTAAACCAATATCTTGTAACATCGAAGATAACTACATCAATACAAATTCTATAAAAAATTGTGCTATAGGGAAAGAAGTTTTGAAGAATCTAGAACAACATAAACTAATAATAATGGCTGATGGTGGTATCAACATAGAAGATTATGTCAAAAAGATTAAAAATTCTAGTAAATCAATTTTGAATACAAACAATGCTGAACTTTTTTTGTTAGAGACGTTACGTTTATTTACCGGGTTAATAAGATTCAAAGAGAATGATTTGATTCATCATGATTTGAAACCACAAAATTTCGTCTATAATGACGAAACAAATCGTTTGAATTTTATCGATTTTGGTTTGATGACTTCGAAAACAAAACTAATAGAAGAATCCAATAAAAACGCAAACCATATGGGTATATTTCATTGGTCTTTTCCATGGGAACTCGAATTTCTCAAAAAGAAAAAATTTGATTCTTTGAAAAAAGGCAGTAAAACAGTTCGAATAAATTTTTATAATACACTAATAGAGAATTTTGTCAATCGTAAGGTTGGAGACAAACATGTCGAAAATATGCATAATTTTTTTTATTATGCATTGGATCCAAACATAAACCGCGATGAATATCGTAAAAATCGTGCAAAATATTTGAATGATTATAAACGTTTTTTCGTAGATGGTATTGATACCTATCAATACGATGATTTTTTAGAAAAATCAATTGATACTATTGATTCTTATGGTTTGGGATTTGCAATGATGCATTGGCTTCTTTATGCAAAATCCTTTTTAGATAACTCTATCTCTGATAAATTGTTTGTCTTGTATTATCAGATGATAACACCAGATTTGATTGGTCGTTTGAGAATCGAAGAAGCCAGGAGTCAATTGGAACATATATTATTAGAAAGCGGTTTATTAGAAAAACATAAGAAGGAAATTCATGAAGACATTGTAGTTGATTTGTCAAAAAAACCTGAAACAAAAATCAAAAAATTATTGGCTAATGCTAAACCGGATAATAAAGTAAATACAGAATTAGTACTAAATACACCTGGAAAAGAACCCGTTATAAAAATGAAAGACTGTCCTCCGGGAAAAGAGCGAAATCCGAAAACACGTAGATGCAACAATAAATGTAAACCAGGTTATATAAGAAATTCAGATTTCAAATGTATCCGGGAATCTAGAAAATCAAAAAAATCGTCAAAAAATTCAACCAAAAAAATCAGCCAATGATTCGAGCAATAAAAAAAATTGAATTCTGTAAAATAGTTTTTATATAATTCAATAAATCAAAATGTCATTATTTATTTCCACAGGAAGTGCTTTGACTAATTCGCCCAAACCATGGGCAGTATCCGAATTTCAGCGTTATAGACCTTATATAACTAATTTTGTAGATTCCAATATTGTTCCATTGATTGAATCTAGAGACTATCCTATCAGACGTGTTTTGATTCATGGTGAAGTAAAATCTGGTAAACGAGAAATAGTCGAATATATTGCTCGTAGAGATAATGGTTCTACACAACGAGAACATATTTTCATTTCTGCATTCCATAGAAAAGCTGATGAAAGCCAACGTCGTGAATTAGAACAACATAATCTAAAAGTATTTTCAATAATATCAATGGAAGTAGCAAAAGAAGCTACAAGATATATAAACGAAAGGGTTTCACAGGGTAAAAAAATAATATTACACGCAGATGAATGTGATTATGGAACAGGATCCAGGCAAAGTTTAAAATTTATTTATAGTAGAATAAAAGAAAATACAAATATTTTTGTAATACTATATAGTGCAACTCCTGAAGAGGTGTTATTTTCACAGGACATAACCCAAAGTGAAGAAGACGAAGATTTTATTGGGGGTATTTATGAACAAGGTATTCGATTATATTATATTCCACCTGAAACATATTGTGGTGCTAAAAAGTTTTTGTTAGAAGGATTGGTAGAAAATGCTATACCGTTCTTCAAAAAAGAGGATGGTACTTATATGTTGTCGACTCAAGGTAGACAAATTATTACAAATGCAAAAGAAAATCTTAGAAAGTCAAAAATGCAAAAAGTGGAAGCTACATATTTGTACAACAAATATATAAATGAAAATAATATAGCTGAAGCCGAAAAATATTTGATAACAAAAGAAAAAAAAATAAGAAACGTTATTGTTTTACGATTGACATATAAAACGTATAGAAGTTCACAAAGAAGCAATAATCGTTCAATCGAAGAATTCTTGAATAATTCCCACTTGTTTCCAGAATTAGCTGATGTAAATATTATAGCTGATAAATCCGATTTATCCAAATATACAAATAATAATCAGAACATTTCATGTGAAACTGTAAACTGGAGTAATAGAAGCTATTGGGATAACAAACAAAGTGATAAATTGATTGTGATTGTTCATGAACAAACAAGTACAAGGTCTACAGAATGGGAATTTCATGATCGTGTTTTTGCAACACATGATTATAGACCGACAGTTAGTTATGGAACTATTGCTCAAGCACAGTTGCGTGTTGCCCATTATTCAATTAAATATGGTGAATTTCAATCAATTTGTGTTTATGGACATTTGAAGACGTTTCAACTGGCGGCAAAAGAAATTACATTCAGTGAGTATTTGAATGATGATTGGCAAAAAAAACAAGTAATACGTGATCATTGGATGGTAGATGATAGTATCAAATATAAACATAATAATATTTGGGTGGATGCTTTAATTACTGCGTATAACGAAGATGATACATATAATTTGTCATTTATACAAAACGATTTATTAATAACGAAAACAAATATTAAAAAAAGTAATATAAAAAAAGATAGTGAAAACAAAAAGTTCAATATTATAAATACAAAAACCGGCGAAATACATCCTGAATATAGTGAAGAGTATAATGATGCTACTGCGGATAAAATATTAGATGATTTGGGATGTAATATAAAAACTGATCTATCATCCCGTGTGAAAGGTAAATCGAAAATCGTATTGAAAATAAAAACATTGTTTATAAAATGCGATGAAAATAATATTATAACAGAAATAGATACTAATATAAAAAACAATATGCAGCTGCCAGAAGCCGTTCGTCAACATAATTTTAATGTATCATCATTATTTGATCATTATATAGTTTGTGAAGACGGACAACGAAGATGTACAGGTACTATTAGAGCTAACCGAAAAATATATACATACGAAGATATGAAAAAAGAAAGATGGGGTTTTAGTTTATTTGATACAGGTCCTAGATTGACTGTTTGTTATTATGGTAATGATTTGGGTGTGTGTTTGAGATATACAAACGGTGAACGAGAAGAAGTAACTACTTTATCATCTTATAAGAGTATGTATCAGCCATTATAATTCTATGTAAAATTATTTAAAAATCGAATCAATACCAATATTATTTAGTAAAAACTATTTCTAGTTATATTGTGTATAATAGTAAAATAATATTTTTTTACTATTATTTAAATAATAATTAATTTAGGTATTTACTCCAAATTATTTTCTTTGTATAGTCTATAAATATCATAAGATATGGCTGGAGGTCTAATGCAACTAGTCGCCTATGGCGCACAAGACGTTTTCCTTACTGGAACCCCTGAAATCACTTTCTGGAAGGTGTCATACAGACGCCATACAAACTTTGCTATGGAATCAATTGAGCAAACTTTCTCAGGCCAAGCCGACTTCGGTCGTCGTGTTACCTGTACCATCTCACGTAACGGTGATCTTGCATACAGAACCTATTTACAATTAACTCTTCCTGAAATCAACCAATCAATGAATCCAGGAAAGGCCGTTTATGCTCGTTGGTTAAACTACATTGGTGAACAAATCATCGCTCAAGTTGAAGTTGAGATTGGTGGTCAAAGAATTGATCGTCAATATGGTGATTGGATGCACATCTGGAACCAACTTACCATGTCTGCTGAACAACAACGTGGTTACTTCAAGATGATTGGTAACACCACTCAATTAACCTACATGATTGATCCTGATTTTGCCAACGTCTCAGGTCCATGTGCTGCCTCAGGAGGACCATCCCAAGTTTGTGCTCCAAGAAATGCTCTTCCAGAAACCACCCTTTACATTCCTCTTTTATTCTGGTTCTGCAGAAACCCTGGACTTGCTCTTCCTTTAATTGCCTTAAAATCTGTAGGGCAGAAAAGTACTCAACCTAAAATATCCGAGAACTATTTTAGGAAAAATTTGTTCGAGCCTCGGTGTGATTTTTTAAATCATAATGCTCAGGTGCTAGTCGCATGTTGCTAAGAATAATTAGTAACTTTGTGGCGACATATCCAAATTGCTGGAAAACCTTAAAGCCATAAAAAATAAATTGTTGTAAAAAATTGAAAACAAAAAATTTATTGAAAAAATAGTATAATTCCATTTTAATGGAAAAAGTATGTTCAAAATGCAAGATTTTGAAAAATTCAAATGTGTTTGGTAAATCAAAAAATTCTAAAGATGGTCTTCGTAATGAATGTAATGATTGTAGAAAAGAATATAGGAAAAGTGCAAGTTTACAAATTAAAGATAAACAAAGGGAATATTATGAAAAAAATAAAGTATACTTGAAAGAACAAAACAAAATTTACAGAGAAAAAAATAAAAGTATAATAAATCTACAACGTAAAGAATATCGAAACCGTGAAGAAATAAAAGACTATATCAAAACAAAACAAAAAGAATATTTACCTATTCGAAAAGAAAAAATAAAAGAGCTTAGAAAAACAAATTTGAATTTTAAAATGTCTGAAATTTTAAGGAGTAAAATTCACAAGATTTTGAATAATCAAACTACGTCATATTCCAAATTAATTGGTTGTGATTTAAATTGGTTAAAATCTTGGTTAGAATTTCGCTTTGATGAAAATATGAATTGGGAAAATTTTGGTAGTTATTGGCAAATAGACCATATATTGCCAATTAATGGATTTGATTTCAAAAACAACGAAATATCTCAAAAAATATGCTTTCATTGGACAAATTTGCAACCACTTTCTGCATTTGAAAACAGACAAAAAAGTAATAAATTATTACTACACTACTATTTTAATAATATCGTAAATGTAAATCGTTTCAATACAAAATACAAACAATTTATTGGGTACCAAGTTGTAAATGAAAGTTTACAATGGCTGAGAACAAAACTCAGGTATGGTGAAAATCCCATGGATAATAACGATAATAAAATATCGTTTGAAATAGGCAATCAGCAGCCAAGCCTCTAAATTCGTTATGATAAGAATATGAGGAAGGTTCAACGACTAAATGGTTATGGGTCTGAGAAGTATAATCAACTTCTATGATGACTTAAGATATAGTCTAGCCCCCGGCTAAAGTTCTCATTTTATATTGTTGATGCAATGAGAATGCCGATAAATATCTCGAAAGAGAGGGTATAAGTGGTTCGTACAGTACCACGAAGTCAAGATCAACATTGATTTCCGTCCTATTGGTGAATGTTTATGGGCTGTCGGTGATTTAGCTGCCACCTCTGGTACTCAATCCGTCTCCCAAGCATACCAACAATCCCTTGTTGCCGCTTCCCTTTACGTCGACTATATCTTCCTTGATACTGATGAACGTAGAAAGATGGCACAAAACCCTCACGAATACCTTATTGAACAACTTCAATTCACTGGTGACGAATCAGTCGGTTCATCATCAAACAAGATCAAGCTTAACTTCAACCACCCTTGCAAGGAGTTAATCTGGGTTGTCCAACCTGATGCCAACGTTGATTATTGCGCATCTTTAATTGCCGATACTACTTTATTCAGAACCCTTGGTGCTCAACCATTCAACTACACTGATGCCATCGATGCTCTTCCTCCATCTATCGCTGCTTTCGGTGGACCTGGTGAAACCACTCCAGCCACTGGTTACATTAACTCATCAGGTCTTTTTGATCTTCCAGGTGCTGCTGACGGAACTGGAATGGCACCAACTGCATACATTCCATTTGCTCCATCAACCACAGGTCAAAATGGATCCCTTGTCTCTGATGCTGGAACATTCGTTCTTTCAGAGACCGCCCTTGACATGCACTGTTGGGGTGAGAACCCAGTCGTCACCGCTAAGCTTCAACTTAACGGCCAAGACAGATTCTCTGAGCGTGAAGGTAACTACTTCGATGTTGTCCAACCATTCCAACACCACACCCGCGCACCTGATGCTGGTATCAATGTTTACTCATTCGCCCTGAGACCGGAAGAGCATCAACCAAGTGGGTCGTGCAACTTCTCCCGTATTGATAACGCCGTTCTTCAACTTGTTCTTTCATCAGGAACTGTTGGTGGTACCCACACTGCCAAGGTCAGAGTTTACGCTGTCAACTACAACGTCCTTCGTGTCATGAGTGGTATGGCAGGCGTCGCATACAGTAATTGATCGGATGACCGGTATGGCTTGTTTTCTGACCAACATTTTATATTATATATTCCTAAATTTCTGACCAACAAATCTGACCAACAAAAAATAAAAATAATCATAAAAATCATAATTTATTGATATGTAAATATCATTTATATATCAATTTATACACTATTCTCTTTCTTTTTAGCTCTACTATCTGCTATTTCTTGTGCACGTTTTTTTTTATATTCTTCATTTCCATACTTTTCTTTCATCTTCTCTCTTTGTTTCTGCTTATATAGACGATTTGCCTCTTTTATTTCTTCTTTTGTTTTTTTATTTTTATTTGGCACCATATGCCTGTTGTTTTCGTTGAGTTTATTTTTTGGAGGCGAAATTGTGGTATTGTTCTTTATTATTTCATTAAATATCATTGTTTTTTCTAATAATTCTGTTTTTACTGAATCGTTGTTTTCATTTTCCGTATCTATTTTTTCTGGTTTATCCCGATTTTTTGCGTAAATTAATACCATTTTGTTTATTAATTCTTCATATAAATAATCTTTTTTAATGAAATTACATTCACAGCAACACGCATTCACATTTTCTAATGTATATCCTTTTGTATTATTCATTCTATCTATTCCGTTTTCATGGTGTTGACCAGTTTTTTTTCCACACATGAAACAATCATTTTTAATAATAACATTGAAATCATCTGATGTTAACAAGAATTCTAATTGTTTTTTTATAGCTCTTCCTCTGTAATGAGAATAAGTCGTAGTATTATGATTAGCAAAGCATTCAGGATATAAATTTCCATCAATCTTTCCTTGAAACGTTAAAATATGTTCTACCCTTTTTATAAAAACTTCATCGCTCGTAGAACCTTTCATATAATTACACATTTTACAGCAACTACTACAGTTATCTAGTATATATCCTTTCGTTTGGTCTTTCCTATCAATTCCATTGAATCCGCGCTCTTGTATAATACCACAATAATAACATTCTTTTGTTACAATATTACAATATTCATCATAATTAATTGAAAAATCAAGGTTTTTCATATTTGCGTTTCGTTTATAATTTGAGTAATTTATTTCCTTACTATTTTTTTTATTTTCATTCGCTTCTATCATTTTATCTGGATTATTTTCCCTCCATTTTTTGGCCATTTCTGCATTATGTATCAAATAACCTTCTTGGTTTTCTTCCATCTGTCGTTGTCGGTAATTAATTGTTTTGAGTGCAACTTTTTCATAATTATTTTCATTCCATTCTTTCTTTACCTCTTTACGTTCAGGTTTCGCATCATTTTTTCTAGCAATAGCGTTTCTGTGTTCTTTATCACGTTTCGCATCCTGTTTTTTATTATTTTCTCTGCAATCATTACATGTTCTCGTTTCTGCTATTTTCGTACCAATAAATTTATCAAATGACAAATCTCTACAACAAGTCGTACAATATTTCGACGTACGAATATTGTTTTCTAGTGGTGGATCAGTATTCGTATTCTCTACTGTTCTTCGTCGTTCTCTATCATGTTTTCGTTCTTTTTCCAAACATTCAGGACATCTAGAAAACCCATAATCTATTTCTAATTGACTTCTACACCCACGAATATAATTATAGCACAATTTTTTATTAAGTTCATTCGTTTCATCCTCAAACAAACAGATCTGATGTTTTCCGCAGTAATCATTGTCGTTCGATTTTTTGAATTTACAACCTTCTTTTGAACATAAAATAATCGTTTCTTTTTTTTTTACTTTATTGGATTTCGCACGTTCTCTACAATTTTCACAAGTCCGCTGTTCATTAGCAAAATAATACATCTTTTTACATCCATTACAAAGTTCCAATTTTGCCAACATCTCTTTACTATACGAAGTCATATATTGATGGAATTTACAAAAGCTTGTATCACCCAGACATCTAAAAGTACAATCGTCTCCGTGTCGGTTTTTAGACAAGCATCTTTTTCGTTCCATTTATTAATATACCTAAAGGTTTTATTTCTAAGTTATTTACCGCAATATATTATTATTTCATCGAAATATATAGTAGCGTATTGTTTTTACGTGGTCGGGCTTTGTTGTATAGTCGTTACCAATAAACATATATCCTTGCTTTCTTAGTATATTTCTAGCGACACTCAAATATGGACGTTTACAAGTAGCGCTCGGCTTGAAAGGACTCATATTGCAACATGAAAAATACATTCTTATTTCGTCTTTCAATTCCATGATTTTATTCTGTCTTTCTACATCAGCGTCCAATGTAGATAATATAAAAGCGCCATTGTCGTCCAATTCTAGAATGTTCAAAATTCGAGAACAAATTTCTTCACGTTCTTCTGCATATTTTTCAGATAGTTTTGGTCTCATTTGTATATATTAAAACGATATCTTTAAATAAATATTATAAATCAGTTTTTTGGGTAAATAACTTATTAATGTAGAAAACAATATAAAAATTCTTTACGATTTATATTATAATGGAAGAGAAAAAAGAGTTTCATTATGTTTTATCCATGGGAGATTATAAATTAGAGGATACAATTAAAAAAATAAATCATATAACATTTTTTATAAGTCGTTATAGAAAATATACACACACTTTATCATTTGATAAAGCACTAACTGAGAAAGAAGCCATAATAGAGGTAGAAAAATGGTTATCACAGGAAGCAACAGAAGAATATTATAATAAAATTAAGGACAATCTGTTTTTTCGTGAATATAAATGTTACGGTAACAATCCAATAAAGGGTGAATTATTAACTGATTGTAAATACCTGGAAGAAATTACGTACATAAGTTATAACCATATTACGTTTGATTGCGGTTCATAGACAATTTTTTATTATAACCAATAAGTTATCATCATAATAAAATTGATTCATTTTTTACCTTTTCAAGAACTTAAACAAACCAAACAATGAGTGATAATAACAGAGACCAAGAAATTATAAACCCTAAAAATTAATATAAAATAGATTTTTTTATATTACACCGACCGGAAAGAAAAATGAGACAAACTTTCTATAAAAAATAAAATCTCAAATCCCTTTTTGGTAATGTAAATGCACCCTATCCATTTTCTGTTAAAGAAAATCTTGGGCTTGTCTCACATTTCACGGCTTTTAGCGGTTGGAGACTTTTATTAGTGTAACAATTCGTTTTTGTTCATTTCTTTAATAATATATTATATTATATTATTTACTTGATTCAATTTTTTGAAAAAATATATATTTTACGAAAAAACCGCATAAACAAAACAAACATACTAGTCTATATCAATCCAAAAATGTCATTATATTGTGCATCGAATCTCAATACACAAAACGATTTATTAATGAAAAATCTCATGGATTTTTACAACAATCACGCAACCCTCAATAAAATGATGTCTATAATTAATGGTGAAACCAAAATATCATTACGTATCGTCGACTGGTTTGTAACCAATTTCGCAAAAAAATATTATACTGTCTATGATTTACATACACAACGCGGTACCGTCCAAGACAAGATCAGATTCAAAGTCTATAATGACTATAAACTAAAGCTCAAAGCATATAGTAAGCGTAAATTCGATCCATTTTGTCGTTGGGAACGTATCAATATTCCATACGACAACGAAAAATATATTGAAACCACCATAGGACAACTGAACTTTTTTAAATGGGCGATCGAGAACAATATCATCGAGTACATCGAACAAAACTACGAAGACATCGAACGAGACATGAATAGTCGTAATACCACATCGAAACGTCGTAGTCCAAATAGCACAGATGGTGAGTCGGATGAAAGTATTGACCCCGTTGATGAAAACACAACCACCACCAATAATAATAATAATACAAAAACACGTAAAAAGCGTGAAGAACTTTCAGTGAGTGCATGTAAATGCATAAAAAAAGAGACTGTTAAAATTATTGTGAAATTTAATTAAATTTTTTGTTTGTTTCAGTCCTTTTTTTATTTTTTGAATTTTTTGAATATAATTATAAAACTACAACTACTTGTTCAGGAACAACAAAGACGATACGGTGTTTTTTATCAATAACAAAACATGATTTTTGTATCCCATTTTCATATATACAATCGATATTTTTCAATTCATTATTATTCAACAACATTCCATCAATTCTCACCAATCCATCAAATAAATTGTCTTTTTTGAAACCAGATATTGTAATATTGTTGTTATGTATAACATTGAACCCATTTTTATTGTTGTTTATCCAAAGATTCTCATAAGTATGAATATTTTTATAAGAACATTCATTATAATAATATTCATTCAAAACATTATTATATTTTGTCAGTAAATCATTGTCTATTTTCAGTTTCTTGATAATCGGATCTTTTCTAAATAAAACCGAACCTGTATAAAACCAAATGAAGGCAAATAGTAAATAAAAAGCAAATTCAATGCAGCAGTACATTTTCGTATTATAGATGCAGACAAAAATCACTATAAAAAATAGTTCAATTTTTTGCATAACCAATAACTGCACAAGCAATGCGTTTTCCAGAATGTCCAGTAGTCAAACTATCATCGTGTTCTCCCAATCCACAATCATCTTCATCGGCATGAATAATCAACCCACGCCCAATAATATTCGCTTTTGTTCCACGTAGTTTTATCATATCATCCACCATTCGATAATGTGCAATACCAATTGTATTGGTGACTAAATTTCCTAAATCACCTACATGGCGTTCTCGTGAACCAGGACAACCATGTTTTTTCCCATATGGATTGAAATGTGCACACATACTTTCACATTGTTCACTCATATCACCACATTCGTGTACATGAAACCCATGTTTTCCGTTCTTTTTCAAACCTTCTATATGAATATCAATAACAACGGTGTCATTTTTCAAATCTTCGGTAAAATAAACCAAACCCTTTATTTTTTTGGTATTGAAATATGCAATTGCTCGAATAGGCGTTTTAACTGACATATATAATTATCGAAATAAAAAAACTGTGATAATTATATTTATTTTTCAACATTCTTTATATGATTATAGACACTATTTTTGTATTTATTTTGAATCAACAGCATGTTAGTAAACTTCATGACCATGATAAACCACATGGTTTTTTTTTATTTGGTGTCAAAATACCTATGAAATTTCGAATTTTATATAACCATTCGCTACCTAAATCAGTTGGATCACTAATATTATATGTTACATCGACATTTGCATTAATATTTAAAACATTGGTATTCGTATTTGTCAGCCATTCATGGTGATATGATTTGCATTTTTGTAAATATTCCAAAGATATGTTATTTTCACCTGCACGAGATCGTTTATCGATACGTTCAATACATATTTCTGCATCGACATCAATATAGACAATTCCATCCAATTTGAATTCGTCTTCAAACATATTATAAAATTTGTTGTATATTTGATAACTAATATCATCTATTTTACAATCGTCATACAACATTTTTGCAAAAATATGTTTGTCCGCTGCTAATGAACGTTCACATATTATTACATCAATATTCTCACTGTTTGTTATTGTATTACGTATCATAGAAAGTCTGGACGCATAAGCCATAACTTGAAATGGAAATGCATATTTATCTTGATTTTTATAGAATTTTTGTAATATATTTTCGCCAGTATTTTCATCTTTAATTGTTTCCCATATATCAACTGGCTCTTTTAAAAATACGATACGATTATTGTCTCTCATGAATTCCTCTAATTTTTCTAAAATAGTTGTTTTACCTGAACCGATGTTCCCTTCGATAGAAATAAAAATAGGCTTGGACATTTTGTTATTATAATATAATAATATAATAATAACATGGTATTCAATTTTTTTGTACATTTAGAATTTATTGAAAAAATCAAGCTGAGCATCTCTATCAATCTCTTTTCTTTCATCACCTCTTAGTTTTATTATTTTGCCTTGTAAAAAACTACATGACGAAGTTGTTTTTATAGATTCATTAGTACAATCTACTAAATTTTTGACAGCTTTTTTTGAGTCCCATCCATTTTGTGTAAGATATTTGAACGCATCATCTTCAGCCTTTATTAATGATAATTTGTATTTTTTATCACTTTGTAATACTTTTTGTGCTGATATATGAATTGTTAAATAATTTGGCATAGCTATATTTTGAAAATTTACAGATTGTGATTTTAAATCGTTCAAATAATCATTTATACTATTAAAATTAGTTATTTTTGAAAATTCATCACGCCAATCACATACAAATTTTGACTGAGGTACACATGCAAAAAACCAACTTTCAATAACTGGTGATTTGTCTTTATATTGTGGAATAGTAAAAGAATCAATAT